CGTCCGTGTACGGCTTGCCCTTCGCGTGCGCCTTGATACAGCGCTGAGCGGCCTTGACTGCCGAGTGCCGGAAGCGCGTCTCACCCTCGCCGACAACGTCCCGGGCGACGTACTCAGGCACCGTGCCCCCTAGCCACACTCGCCAGCGGTAGACGCTTTCGGCGTAGGAGTGCACCGGGTCAATCCGGACCGTGTAGTCCCTCACTCGTCCCCTTCGGCTAGCTCCGACAGAACCCCGGAGTGAATCAACCGCACGTGCTCAGCGGAGATCCACGAAGACCGCAGCGTCTCGCGCTGAGTCAGTCCGTACCCGGAGTCAACGCCCGTGGGCTGAACCAGCAGCATGGCGCGGAGCCTGCCACCGGCCATTTTCGCGGTTGCTTTCATGATTACGGCGTCCGCCATTCGCACCCGGTTACCGGCGCGAACCGCATAGGTGATCAGGTCCCCCGCGAAAAGAGCCTCCCCCGCGTAATCGGCAACGCTGCCTCGCTTACCCAAAGTCGAACCCCGCTTCGTCGTCAACGCCAAACCTTCGGCGTCGCTCATGGATCACGTACGGGCGCTCAGCCGGTGTGAACTCCCATAGGGGCCGCTGGATATCGACATCCGGCAGCCCCCGGAGAATGGACGCGAAGTCCCTTACGGTGTGGGACACGATCAGCGCTCTTCGGCAATCGCATCGTTGTACGCGCCGACCACGTCAATGACCGGCTTCCGGTAGGACACTCGGCCGTACGTGTCGCTGTCGAACTCGACAAGCTCAAGGCGGAGCACGCACAGCGCCGGACCGTTCACGGCGTCAAGCGCATCCTTGACTTCGTGCAGGGTCTCAAGGAACTTCCAGCCGGTAGACGTGAGACGCGCGCGGCCCAGGTCGTAATCCTCGGCAAGGCGGAAGTCCACCGTGACGTGAGGCGAGGGACCGCGCTTCTTAGCGGCAGCCGCCTTCCGATCCTTGAGCAACTTCGGGCAGCCGCACGGGTCTCCGGCATCCTCCGGCGGAGAGAGGAAGTAAACGCCGTCGCACTCATGCTCCGGGCCGTGAAGCCCCCACTTGATCAGCCGGTCATCTACGTCCTTCGCGCTGTCGATGACGATTTCGACCGAGTCACGCGCGGTAAGGACCTGGAGATAGTCCTCCTTTGTGGTCTCCCACTCCGTGACCTCACCGCCGAGAAGCTGAGCGATGGCGTCCGCCGTGTCCTTCTCAGCGGTAGTGACTCGCCACTCCGAAAGGGACATCGGCTTGCCGGTCGCCGGGTTCTTCATACCCGTGCGGAACAGGAAGTCCGGAGTCTCGTAAACGGTCTTCTCGCGCTTCTCCGGCTTCGCGTCCGGGTCAGTGTCGAAAATCTGAACACCCATGCTGGTTCTCTCCATTTGTGTAGCGACGTTGGCAAGGGGGACGGGCGGGGTTTGCGCATGTCTCATCCGCCGGACGAACCGGGTTCATCTCGCTGCGCTTTCCGGCCGCTCCGTCCCCCTCTACTTAGGGGCTAGTGAGCCGATTGCCAGCCACTCAGCGGCAGGAAGGGTCACCCTTGACGACTGCCGGAGCGCCGTACGCCGAGTCACCGTGATAGGTCACGTACAGCCGGTTTCCGTGGTCACACTTCGTGGCAAGGTTGTTGAAGCCGTCCGGCATTTCGATGACGTCCGCCGGGGCACTGTTCGTGGTGCCGGAGCGCGGGGCGTCCCTGAACGGCTCTACGTACTTGTCACCGCACGCGGACAGGGCCAGTAGCCCCACGGACACGGCAGCGACGGACAGCGCGGTACGACGTCGGTTCATGTTCACTTCGCCCTTCGCTGAGTACCGGTGACAAGCTCTCCGTACGACTTCGCCAGGGGCTTACCTAGGACCGTCTTGGAAATCTCCCGGTCCCAATCGAAGATGTGCCGCAGCGAAAGGAAGACCTCAAACACGTCCCGGTCGATACGCACGGGCTTGAATGCCCACTGATCGGCAGTGATGTGGAGAACGGCCCCGCCGTCGAATTCCGGCATGGGGTCAGAAGTGCCGTCCGGCGAGATGATGCGGTCCGCGAAGGCGTAAGCCGCCATCTGCAACGCGACTTCCGGATAGGTGTTCTTCCCGGTCTTCCAGTCGCCCATAACCAGCGCGGGAACGCCCGAACGGTCCGGGGTGGGCTTCCTGGTCTTCGGGTCAACCCAAATCCGTAGCATGCCGTCGAACGAACCGGCATAGCCGTGAGTGTCAGACCAGGCGACGTCTTCCGCGCGAACTAGCTCCGGGTTTACGGCGTCCAGGAACTCAGCGAAGTGACGCCGGTACGGCTCCATATCCAGAGAGACGCGCCCGACGTGCTCACCCCGGATCATGCGCTCAAACAGGTCGTGCGCTTCGCTGCCGATATCCGCACGCGTCTTCGTGTAGCGACGTGCCGCGCCGGACAGGTACGAGATTGCGCCGTCCCGGTCCCGCTCCGCCATCTTCGCCACGAAGTCCCATGAGTCAACGGCAAGCTCAGCGGTCATCTTCGCGGCCCAGTGCTGGAGAAAGGGCTTTGCGAGCATGCCGATAACCGACGTCACACCGGGAACCTTGATCTCCGGCGTGTCGGTATCGAAGTAGAAGCGTCCGCCGCCCTTATGGACAGTGCGTATAGCCATCCGTGGTGCCTCCCTAGGCTCCGTGTGTTGGTCTCACTTAGGGGCTAGGGAGTCAGTTGCCTGGTGACGAAGTGACGCGGTGGCGCACGCTTCCGGTGGGCTCTACATGGCTTGTATCTGTTCTATGAGTGGTTCCCAAGTAATAGTCACTACGTCACTTCGTCACTGTGCGGCCCGCTGAGGGCATGAAAAAGCCCCGCCCGACCACTGGGGCCAGACGGGGCTATGAGGGGCGGAGAGGGACGCTCAGCGCTTCCTAGGCGGTAGCTTGCCGAAGAGCTTGAACGACACGTGCGCCTGTACGTCTTCGGGTTCGTGCCCGTCGCATATGAACTGACCTAGGCACTCGAACATCTCGGCATCCGGCTTCCGCACGCCGCACAGACAGCACGGAACATCGGTCACGCGAACCGCGCCTTATCCATCGCTGCCCAGGTCTCACGGGTGAGCGGCGGAAGGGTCTCAGCGAAGGCAGCCATCCACACGCGGGACTCTTCGATCATGTCGGAGAACAACTCCACCCAATCGCACCCGTCAAGCTCAGCGCCGGTTACTTCGGTAAGGTCCCCCAGCATCCGCCGGGCCGCACTCTCGAAGTCGGCAAGGGAATTCAGTGGGCATGACTCCCCGATCGTGGCCCCGGTGTTGGGGTTGTCGTTGCCGAGAAGGGCGTAAATCCGGCTAGTGGTGTCCGCGCTCATGGTGTCTCCCTTGTGTCTGCCTATGGGAACGGCCCCGGAGTCTGGCCCCGGGGCCGTCGAGTGAGTCGATTGCCTGCCGCTCACCTACTCAATTGAGCAGGTCACACGCTCAGTTCCGCAATCAGGGCCTTGATCGTGCCAAGCTGAGCGTTCAGCGCGTCCAGCGTCTTGGACTTGTCTTCGTCGTCCAGCTTGCCGAAGACGTCCACCTTCAAACCCTTGTTGGCCTTCGTCAGCTTCGTGATGTAGGCCGTTGCGTACTCGATCGGGTCCACCGGGGCAGCCTCAGCCGCGCCTTCTCCCGCACCCTCGCCACCCTCGCTGTCACCCTCGCTGGGCTTGTCCGCCGCCTCAAGGGCAGCCTTCGCCTTAGCGGCCTTCTCACGCGCCGCTTCCGCCGCAAGCTCCGTGCGACCCTTCCGGGGCAGCGTGACACCCTTCTCCGCGTACAGGGCGTACACGGCTTCCGTGTAGGACTCTTCGGCCCCCTTCTCGTCCGCAAGCTGAATGGTCGGGAACAGGGACCGGATCTCATCCGGAGTCTGAACGGTCTCAAGGTCCCGAAGGAACTTGACCAGGACATCCGAGCGCCGGTTCTGAGTGGCCTTCTGAATGGACGCGTGCATTGCCTTCGCGTCTACGTCGTCCGCCGCGATCTCCGACAGGACAATGCCGTAGGTGTCCTTCGAAGAGTCCTTAGCGGGCTTCGTCTCGGCGTTCAGGTCCGGCAGCCCGGTCTTCGGGTCGATGATCTTGAGCCGCTGGGCAAGCTGAATCTCCCCCACGGAGCGGGCAAGGTCCACCATCTTGAGCCCGACCTTGATACCCTCGCGGATCTTCTTCGCGCCTTCGTCCACCAGCGCGGAGACACCCTCAATCTCCCGGTAGTCGGTCGGAAGGGCAATCTCCGTGGACGGCTTCACGATCTCCGCGTCGAGCGCGTCCGAAACCTGCTTCTTAGCCGTGGCCCGGAAGGCGGCAACACCCTTGCCGGACAGCCGCTTGATCATCTCGTCCGTCTCGGCGAACAGGGCCTTAACGGCCTCTTCGTTGTCCTCAGCGCGTAGGCTCAGGATGCGCTCAGCGTTGGCGGCAATGGTCTCAAGGGCCGCCTTGCCTTCGGGCTTCGTGACGTCGTACTTGACCTCAGCGGTGGCCGTGTCGGTCGCGGTGCTCTTCGCTGCCATGGTCTTGCCCTTCGGCTTGTGCTTCGTGGTGGACTTGCGAGGCTTACTGTAGCACTCCGGGCAGACCTCCGCAGACGATTCCGAGGAGAACATCTCATCTGCCGTGAAGCGCTCCGCACCCTGGGACAGAAGGTCCGGGGAGCACAGCGTGTTGAACCCTTCGGGGAAGGCGTGCCACTCGTCCGCGTCGCCCGCCGTGATGATCTCCCAGACCTTCGCGTCCATGATCCCGCCCCTTCGTCGCTGTCGTGTGCTTGCAATGAGGAACCTACGCACGTTCGTAGGTGCCCCGCAAGCCACGTACTCAATTGAGTAGGTCAGTCAACGACGAAAGCCCCCCACCCGGTGAGGGGTGAGGGGCACTGGTCTAGCTACTTGCCGACTAGTTCGTCTACGCGTCTATGCAGCTCAGCGACCGAGAAGGCGTTCAGGATCATGGCGTCCGGCGTCCACCGGTCTAGCCCCACTTCGGACTCATGCCGGTCCGCCGGTGTGTCGGTCGTCACAGAGTCCGGGCGGACCACACGGATCATGCGGAAGCCACGGGCCTTGAGAGCTTCGGCTTCGTTCCGGTACCGGACGTCAGTCACCACTACGGGCAGGGACCACTTATCGGCGTTGTCCACCTTCGGCAGCAGTAGCCGAATCCAGTAGTCCGGATCTAGTGCGCGCTGAGACTGGCCCAATCGCTGTAGCGTCCGGCGTACTTCCGGGTAGTTGTCCTTCGCGTACTCCCACGGGTCGCCTTCGGTCTCTTCGGCGAGAATGTCACTGAGCCGATAGGTACCGCCGAACCTGTCCGATTCCATGATCGGGTCTAGGGCCAGGGCCATTGTCTTGAGCGGGTCGGCGAATGCGATCCGGGTATAGGCGTGCTCCGCGCATAGGCGAAGTGCCACGGTGTCTTTACCGCTCCGCATGCGGCCCATAAGCGCGATGTGTTGGGGCATTCGGCCTTCTCTCCCTAGCCGGTGTTCTCAATTAGGGGCTAGGGAGTCGGTTGCCTACCGCTTTCGCTTCGCCACGGGAACGGCCTTCGCCGCATTCTTCGCCGCACGCTGGGCAGCCTCGCCGACACCTAGCAGCGCACCCGCGCCGGTAAGCACCGCGTCCACAGGAACCCCGGGCCGGTAGTGCGCGAACACCACCACGGCCACGGACAGCACCGCGTAAAGCCGGGTTGCGTGCGCCTTCGTCCAAGCCTTCAATTTGTCACGCTCCGTGAGATTGGGCCAGACGCCGGCCACGGGCGCATGCCCCTAAAACGGACACAACACCCGTGGCAAACGTCACGGCCTGTTAGCGCGGGACCTTGAGCTTGTCCCACGTGGACTTGCCGGGCGGCCACTTCGCAGCAGCACCCTTGTAACCGCACTTGCGCTGCCACGCCTCATACGACGCGACGTCACCGGAACCGATCACGTCCGCGCCCGCACTGGACTTGTACCGGCCGCAGCCAACGGCAATCAGCCGCTTGTGCATGGCTAGCACGATCGGCGACTTCCGGCCCTTAGAGAACCAGGCAGCACCCGGGAACGGCTGATAGGACGGCTTCGCCGGAGCCTTTACGGGCGGCTTCGGCTTCGGGATCAGCGCAGTAGCCCACGCCTTGAGCGCCCCCAGGCTGGAGAAGTTAGCGACGTCGTGATCAATGCCGCCCGCTTCGCTGTACTGGTGGAACACCCACGGGTGAGTTACGTCCGGGTGACCGGCGGGACTGTTCGGATCGGCGATCCATAGGCCATCCGCCGCGTAATTCTCGCTGTCCCGCGACTTCCAAAACGACTTGTTGCAGTACAGGACAACCCGGTAGGTCGGAGCCTTCGCCTTTACGCGCTTGATCCACGCGTCTCGGTCAGCCTGAGTGGTCTTCGCCTCTTCCCAGTCATACGCGATGATGTCGCCCGGCTTTAGCTGAGCGTGCGCTAGGAAGTAATCGGCCTGAGCCTCAGCGTTGCCGTGGTGCGCGAAGTGGTAATGCCCCACGACTAGCCCAGCGGACCGGCCGTGAGCCACCTGAGCCCCGTACTTCGGGTTGACGTATCCGGTGTTCTCCGTCGCCTTCACGAAGACGAAGGACAGCCCCGCAGTGCTGTACGTGCTCGACTGATACGACGCAACGTCAATACCAGAAACGGTCATGCGAAATCCCCTCCTATGGAGCCCCGCCCGGGAATGGGCGGGGCGATACTGCTAGTCAGTGGTCCAGTTAGTTCCGCCGCCAAAGCCGATCCAGTTAGACCCCAGGGCCACGCCGCTACCGATGATGAAATCTCCGGTAGTGCGGATTTCCGCTCGAACGGTTCCCGTGTACGCCGGAGCGACAGCGCTAGTGGAGCACTGAGACTCCACATAGCCACCGGACGGACCCGCCGGACGGAAGCCCACGGGGATAAGCGCGGTAAGCGTCTCGGCTGCCGGAATGTTGCCCGCACTCCGCGTGATCCGGCCACGTAGCTGAACAAAGGTGCCCGTCCGGCGAATCGACAGCGCGGGAGCGTTCGTGCTGAACCACACATAGCCCGTGGGCATAGGGAGCGCCACCCAACCCGTGTCATACACCTGCCACGCGGACCCGTCCCACCGCTCAAGGGTTCCCGGTATCGCGCCGTCCCGGTACTGCCCCACGTACGCGCCCGAAGACGTGCTAGCGGCTGCAATGCCCGTGCCTAGCGCAACTGTCTTTCCGTCGCTGCGTACAGCCCACGCCGTACCCGCATTCGAGTAGAGCTGAACACTGTTCGCGTCTACGGTCGGAGCACCGACATTCTTGAGAGCGAACGCACCCGCAACGCTGAGCTTGGACGAAGTAACCGGAAGGGTGGTGTTGACTGCCAGCGCACCCGTAGCCCGGTCCGCGTAAAGGACCGTGTACTTGAACGCTCCCGCGTCATCCCGCGCGCTCAGCCGGAAGTTAGATCCCGTGCCGCTTCCGGTCTCCGCCCCGTCGTCCACCTGAATTTGCCAGCGGTTCACACCGGCAGTCTGCAAGTTGAATGAGCGGTATCCGCCCGCTGCACCCGTAACCGCAATTCCGGTGTTCGTAGCAGGCATAGCCCCGACGTCAGAAGCGGCCAGCGTGACAGAAGAACCGGTCTTGCCGTTGACCGTGGTCACTACGCCCGGGTCACCCTTGAGCGACGCAAGCCACTGAACCTCAGTACCAACGAAGCCATCCGACACGGCAACTTCGTACGCACTGAGCCCCGGAACGGGCGTGTAGACAGGCGGGGCCGGATCGGTCGGAGCGACGTCCGCTAGGTCAATCTCCCCCATGCCGGACGTCAGTAGAAGCGGGTAAGTGCGCGACCCGGTAACCCCGGTGAGGTTTTCCTTCACGGTCCAGGACCAACCGTTGGGGTTCATGTCCGCGTAGTCAGTCGCCGGAAGGATCACCTCAAAGTGACCGTTCGCGTCTAGCTTCGCCACGACCGGGCCAGCGACGAAGAGATCAGAACCGGCGAAGGTCAGTAGCCCAGGGCCGGAGAAGGTGACAGAACCGGCTAGCGGGCTTCCGTCCGGGCCAACGTAGGTGCCGTGAACCCGAACGGTCGGGATGGCAGCCGGTAGGGCATAGGTGGTCATGGTGCCTCCCTCAGGACCCACTCAATTGAGTAGGTCCCTAGCGTGCTAGTAGGTCTTCGATCCGGTTGCGTAGAAGGGCGTTTTCGTCGCTCAGTCGGCGAACCTCAGCGGTCAGGATCGACACGTCCGCGTCAAGCCGGGTAGCCCGTGCCTTGTACGCCTCAGCTTCGTCCCGCCACGCTTCCCGCATGCCGGATTTCCAGCGCTGTAGTGAGTAGGCGACGAAGAGCAGGGCCGGAGCCGCACTCTCCGCCGTGGCAATCAACTGTGCTAGGTGCATTCGTGATTCCTAGAAGTAGGCTTCGGTAATGTCGCCCGCGCGCCCCCACGAAGAGCCTGAGCCCGTGATGTAGGCAACTCCGGCCGTAGTCGCGTCGGGAATTCGGTCCGCCGGAAGCCCCACGCAATATTGCATAGCGCTGATCGCGTACGACCCGTTGATTACGTTGGGGTCTACCTGCCCGTCCGGAATGGTTACCCACCCGGCGGTAGTGCTTCCGTCCCGTACCGTCAAGGCAATGTCGCCCGCGCCGTCAGCATCCGTGTAAAGGAAGCTAGCCGGAGCCTTCGCGTCCTTCGTGTACCGGAAGAACGCACCTACTTGAAGGTGGTTCGGGTCGTACGCCTCAGGGCCAGTCTTGTACCGGTGCTGTAGCTCAAGGGTGTAGACGGACGTGTCTCCGGCGTAGTCCCACCCGAAGGGGATGCCGTGAATCCAGCGCATGAGAACCGTGCCGATCGCGCGGGAAGCCTGACCGGTGAGGTTCAGCACGCTGGACGCGCTCACGCACGCCTTCGAGCCGTTCCCGAAGTGCCGGAAGGTGGCTAGCCGGATCTCCGCCTCACGCTTGCCGGTATAGAGAAAGTCCGTGATGAACTTGCACTCGACCCGATCGAAGGTGAGCCCGGTAACGTCCGCGATACTCGCCGAAGACCAAACATTGCCCCCGACTAGGGGCCGGTCCTGGGCCGTCCACTCGACGCACGGATAGCGGTCAAAGCGGTTCAGCGGTTCGGGCTTGCGCTCAAGGGACGTGATGCGCTTCTGAATGTCGTTTAGGTCCGCCACCAGAGAAGGCGGAAGGGCGTTAGTCTGAATTCCCACTGAGGAATAGCTCCCTGTTAGCAAGCGAAAGGGTTACGGTCTCCGTGCCGTTGTCGTCAACGTCAACCTTCCGCTCAGTGATGGCGAAGGAATCGAGAAGCGCGACATAGCCGTAATCGCACTCGACCTCAACGAAGTCCCCGTTAGTGAAAGTCGTTGGGTCGAACAGGCCGGGGTAAAGGGTGAGCGTCGGCGACGCAATCGGCATCCGGCCCACATTCGCCGCAGCGTTCGCCTTATCTAGAAGCGTCTGAGTTTCCTTGACGTCCGCGTAGGTTAGGACCACGTCCTTAGCCGGAATCGCGTTCCACAGATCAAGGTTTATCGCCGTGCCTAGTAGCTTCTCGCCGTTGCCGTTGTCCGCGCCGAATACGTAGACGTTGGTTGCCAGCGAAGACGTGTCGTACGTAACCCCGGTGACGTTGCAGTTCACCCGGTGCGTAAGCACGATCCCCAGGTCCGTACCGCCCTGAGGGGAGATCATGACGCGGTTCTTCACGGTCGTGTTCCCGGGGCCGTACAGCGGCAGGTACCGGAAGTTGAAGCCGTTGTTCTCTTCGGCAAGCTCCGTGATCGCGTCACCCATGGACTTAAATTCGTACTTCGTCCAGTTCCTATCGCGTAGCTGTCCGGTGTTCGCCACGCCGCTAGCGTCGGTCGCAATGCCGTTGCTGCCACCAGCGTTAGCCCGTGCGAAGAAGTCCCGGAGCATCGCGCCGGAGTCCATCCCCGTAGCCGTGTAACCGGCGGCAAAGTGCACGTTGTTGTAATGCGAGTGATAGCCGGAAGCGGACAGGGTGAGCGTCCCCGCGCCCAGGTCCGCCGACGCACCCCACAGAACCCCACCCCAAACAGGCTCAGCGTCCCTCAGGATCATGAACCCGGACCCGCCGGGCACTAGGTCCGTGGCGTTGGCCTCAGGGGCGTTCAGCGGGATTGTGACGGTTGCCGAACCCGACGCGTTCAGGGTGTCCGTGTACGAAAGCCCCGCGATAGGCAGCGTGCTGATTACTGCCTGACTCCGCGTGTTGTAGTTCACCACCGTGTAGCGCGCGGTCATTACACCCACCTGTCTAGCCACGTCATCACAGCGGTACCGCT